TTTTAATATAAATGTACTATTCAATAATTCACTTACATCATGCTTTATTTTTATGATATCAAGTTTAGTATCTATTAGAGCAGGACTAGGATCTGCAATTCCCTCTCTATCGCCAACTAAAATATAATCTTCAGGACAAAGAATACGTCCTGTAACGGGCGATATAAAATTATGTAAAACATCATAATTCATGCATCTAACCTCGAGATAAAACTACTAATATTGGCTATATCATTATTAAAATAGTTAGTTGCTGATTCCTCATAATAGGCAAGTATAGAAGATGTAGAATTATCAAGCTCTGTATCTTTGGCAGGGTCTAAATAATATTGCATGCGGTAATAATATAAATTATCCAGTGTATATTTACTTTCTATCTCTAATTCTTTGGCAACTATTTCTTGAGCACCTCCACCCATAGCACCAATTAAATACATAATTAGATATGCCCCTTCTAATATTTTTAGATTATTGGCTACTTGTTCTAAGTTCTTTACTTCTCTACTAGATAACTGCCATTTCTCAGCAAATGCTTTTGGATTATCTCTTAGTTCGCTAGCTTCCTGCAAGGCTCTTTGCTTTACTACATTACTTTGGGTAGAGGCAAACCCAACATCACCAAGACCAGTCCCTATTGATAGAACGCAATAACGATTTGCTTTTGGCTTTAAAGATTTAGCTATAGCAAAACCTAAAGATGCTGGATTATTTTGTACTACTCCCCCATCAATATATTTATCTCCTCCAATCTGCCATGATGGAAAATATAGAGGCGCAGCACTTGTTGCCATTGCTACATCTACGGCTAAATTATTCTGACCAATTAATACTGGTACTATATTGCTATTAGAAAAATATATTGGTGTATTAGTATCTTGAGTAAAATCTGTTGTAGTATTATTTTTTTCAAAAGAAGTAATTAGAACGTTAGTCTTCATATCTTGCATTGTTTGAGTGCCGAAGACATTATCTAATTTACTTTTTAATCTTTTTGTTCCTATCCCATTAGTGGTACTTGGATAAAAGGTTGGGCTACTTAATGGGCCGCCAACAATAGTATTAATTTTCGTTAAGGTTGACGGTCTAGATGATGGAGTGCTGGCACTTGTTGTAAATATCCATGGTCCATCTTCAGTAAAAAATGGCAATATATCAGTGGGAGATTTTCCGCTAGCATACGCTAAGGCGGTAATACCACCAATAGAGCTACCAGTAATTATGTCAAAATGTTTCCATATCTCATTAGCATTTATTCCCCATTGTTGCACAAAAAGCTTAAAGAAAATAGCCGAAAGATAGCCTCGCATACCTCCACCATCTAGCGATAATATCCGTAATGTATTTCTATCAGACATTTTTCTACTCGTTCCACTTTGTATTTTTTAGTTTTTGCTCAAGTTCCTTATTAGGTAATACTGGATTAGCTTCAGGACTTACATAATCTTTAGGTAATCTTGGGTTACTTACAGGCTTTGGGTCTCCTTTGACAATAGGCGGTCTATTTTGCTCACATGGCTTATCCAAATAAGGTTTGCCAACCATTAAGCCTGTCCAAACTAAGTTATTACCTCGCCATTCCATTTGCCGGGTTAAATCTTTATGATTAAAGACAAAACCACTCTCATCACACACTCCAAGTGCAGATGGATTATTTGGATTAATAGTTACATATTTTCCCTTCCAGCGTTTGATAAAGCTCATTAAATCCTCCTAATGCCATTCTGGTCTGATCGTAATATTGACATCTTCAGTATCTTCTATTGTAGCTAAGTTAAAGCTATTCTGATATTCTACGCTTAAAATATCTGCTACTTGAGAATTAAATTTTATAGCTAATTTATAGCTTAAAGCTGCAGTTAGTGCTGGATAAAATCTAGAGGGAATTTCTATAGTATTAGTGTATAGACCTACATCTTGCATCATCTTTTTATATGAATAAGAAATCGCATTATAAGGAGATGCTGGCGACGGCCATAGAGAAATAGAAGGTGTAATAGATTTATCAAAATAGTATATAGAAGGTCTTCCTTTAATATTCTTTTGTGGAAATTTTAAATACTCATCTCTACTGATACTACTTATTGTTGTATCTAGCACATTATTATTAAAGTAAATTTCTTGAATATTAAGAGTTTTTCCTCCAGTTTCACGAATTCTGTAATATCTTGAATTAGTAGGAGCAGCTATATCAAACCAATATAATTGACCTGCTGTAAAAACTTGAGTAGGAATAGCTAGAACATTCTGCCAATTAACATTGTCATTAGAAACTTCAATACTTAAACTATAGGTTAGTGTAACATGTGAAGTTATACCACAAAAAGTAATGTTTTGCTCCTTCCCTGCTCCGTAATCATATGAGATATTACCATTAGGAGCATCTTGAGTACAAGTAGTAGCAGAATTTCCATCAAAGGCATTAGCGGATACTCCTCCATTACTTGATGCAGCCGTGCCATTTAACTGACGATTAGAAGTGCGCAAATTAACTTCCGTTATATCACTAACATAGTTTTCAAGAGTATATTTATTCTTACCCTGCTCTAGTGCAATAAAGCCATTATGCAAAGTCCACAAATTAGTAGATTTATTCATCCATTCAATCAATATAAGATTCAGACTTCTTCTGGCCGATTCTAGTTTTTGCGGCGTAATAAATTCAGGAGCAATACCTATATTCTCATAAGCATCTCTGATTAGTAGCTCAATTTGTACTGATTGAAAATTATATGTATTTGAAGTAGGCATTCTCAAAATTATTGTATTTGTCTTAAAAACCTTAACGTTAGTATAGAATCTATAGGAGGATTATCTTTTAATTCAAAACTAATTATAATATAATGAGCTAAGTTGATATCTTTGTTTGACAGCGTTCCATAATCACGTTCTAACTCAAGAACTTCCTGTAAATCACTATTTCTTGTTTTGTCATTTATTGCTGTAATAGCCTCTTGAAAGCTAGATGGAACTTCTTCTAATGCAGAATATACTTTATATTTTTTATCTATAACATCATCCTGATTATGATTACTAACAATAGTAATGTTGAACATTGTTGAATCTATATAAAGAGGAGCAAAATATCCAATTTTATCTAAACTACCACTAATAGTTCCTATATCGGTGGTTTGTGGTGTAATAGAATATATTTTATCGTATATTTTGGCAGATGATTCTTCAGCGTCACTACCTACTACTAAAGTTTCAACAACTTCTTTGCCATTTTGCAGACCTATTATAACAAAATCTACATTTCCAACTCCACCAACTCTTTTTAATTGTATATTTCTGCTATATCCTTCTTTTATAATATTTATCTCAGTATTTGTAAGATTTGAAAGTTCTCCATTTAATTCTAATGGAGTTGTTTCATTTATAGATTGTGCCGACAATATATTAACAAAACGAGGTACATCATATTTAGATAATCTAGTTCTCATATAAAAAACTCTTAAATTTAAATAATATACATAGGTCAGATTTCCGACCTATGTATTGAAAAAACTTACCTTAAGCACTAGGTGAGCCAAATATTCCTCTTGGATTTGATACACCAAACGAATAACGTTCTGTAGCTTTTGCCATAACATTATCAGTTTGATAATCCACATAAGTATCAGTCTCAACTCCTGTTCTTTGATAATGTTTTAATCCATCAGGAGCGTCAGTTAGAATAAACCAAGCATCTTGTGATGTTAGGTACTGATTTACTCTATAGCCTTCAGGAATATAATCATTATGATAAACAGCATTGATATCGTTATTTGCTGTACTAATACGGAACTGACTATTAAGAAGTCTTGATGCTGCAAACTGTAAATCTCTTGGAACAATAATCTTCTTAGCCATCGTTTGCGCCAGTATTCCACTTTGCATCGGGAATTTCTGAATTGCAATAATAGCTTGTTCGACACCAGCTTCACTAAAGTCAACATGTGCATTAAATGTATTAGAAAATACTCCACCATCTATTGGATGATTTTCAGAACATACTGGCTGTCCATCTCCAATAGGATATGCCGCATTAAATGCATTATTAAGTACATTTGCACCTAGTATATTCTTAGTAACTCTCAGTGAGTTTCTAAGTGATACCGCTTGCTGTGGAAATTGATTTTGATATAAATTATCTTCAATTGCTTCCTTAGTAATAGTAAAAGACAATCCTACTCTCTTATGTACATAGTTAGTAATAATTCTTTGTCCCATACTATCTGTTGCAATAGGCTGACCTTCTGGTTTAATGTCAGCAGCTCCTAGATATTTCATTTCAACTTCGATTTCCTGATACTTATCAGACTTATATGTCTTAAAGATTTCAGTCCATTGTTCAGGATATGTTGGATATTGACCAAATACTGCTTTTAATCCTGGACGCAGCAATTCGGCAATTTGACCTGTATTAATCATTTTTATTTACCTCTTATATTAATTTACGCTGCTACTATTCCAAGTGTACCTGCTTTAAAAGCATGATTATTAATCACCACTCTAACATTTAAAAAAGGCGAAGTAGTTGCATCTTGTGCATAACTAATCGGCTTATTTAAGTTATCTGGCTCTAATGTATAACCTATTACTTTTAAAGGAAGAGTAGCTGTTGTATGAGCTGGATTATTAGCTGTAAATGTAGTTGCTAAGAATGCGCCAGATTCACCTGTACGTGTATTACCATCAACTGGATTGTTAGGCACAAGATTTCCACCGCCTCCTCCAAGTCCAAGTCCAAAATTCTGACCAACCATATTATAGGCAAATCGTGCATCGTTTAATACATTCGTCCAAGTAGAAACCTGAATATCATACACAACACTCGGGTCATCAATAACAGATGCAATAATTTTAGTATCAGCCTGTACTCTAGTTGATGCAGGCCAATAAGCTGATTGTACCAACTTACCATTTATATCTGTATATCTACATCCAGCAAATACCCCAACTACTGATACATCATTAGTTCCAGCATTACCATCTGTATTAAATCCATACCTTGCAATAGTACCTCCGCCCTGATTGGCAGCTACTGTATTAAAGATAACAGGGTCACCAGTAAAAATATTACTTGCATAAGTAGTAGCACCATCTGCACTTGCAGAGATAAAATATTCATTTACCTTCTCAGTCCAAGAACCTCCGTTTATAGACGAAATAGGTCTTAAACCAAAAGGAGCATTAACGCCATACGCCATAATGTTTCCTCGTATTTATATTATTTTTAAAATTAAAATTACTTTTAGAATCTTTAAGGCAAGATACCAACAACCAAAGATACGATTTTAGAAGGTTCGTAGAACCGGAAAATAGCGAAGAAATCTTTAATGGTGAGATTTAAAAACCAAATTCAACGTTTTTATGTCTCGTCTGACGTATGCTTTTTAAGGGAAAAAGCTAAAACCAAGAGTACGATTTATAGTTTCGTAGAAACTAACCTGATGTTATTTCAGATTTAATAATTCTATTATAACATATTTTTACTAAGAAAAAATTATATTTTATAATCACAATTTTCTCCTAATATCTCAATCTCTTCGTTAGAATTTTTTATCTGAAGTAATTTTTCATTAATGTGGATATCAATTAATTTTTCCTCTTCATTCATTTTACTCTTAGTGGTATCAAAAACTTGCTCTAAAAAACTATCCTTTGTTTTTTCAAACTTATTTTTTTCGTTTTTTATACTTTCTGTACTAGACATTTCTTTATGCGAAAAAAAATTTTTTATATCCTCGTTTTTTGAATATTTACGACATAAATTTAGCATAGTATTAAATACATCTTTATATTGAAGACTACATTTACTAATTATTTTATAATATTTTTTAAATATATCTTGGGTGATATTAGGTTCTAACATTAACGTATAAACCAATTCAACAAGTAATATTTGGAAAGTTGTTATTATATTCTTTTCCATATCTTTTGGAATGTCATTTTGTGCAAACATATGGACTTTTTCCATTATAAGATCAGGATTAAAAATAGAATTTACTCCTTGTTTTTTTTTAAAACAAAAACAAGTGTAGCTATCTGCCCATTGATTCTCCATAACATATTTTTTCAAATCGTCTTCATAAAAACCAAAAACACTCTTTATATCGTTAGTAAGTACTTCCTTCTCCCATTTAATTTTAGACAACAGTTTATTATTATTTTGATATTCTATTAACTGGAATAAATCCAACTTATCATTATTGAGTATATTCACATTCTTAGCTGAAACATCAAAAATACTATTTTTTTGATTAGACTCAGAAGAGCGTATTATGGAATTATTATGCGACAATAAAGATTCATATTGTTTTTTTATAACGACTTTTTCTTCTACTTTACCAGTAGTGATATACCCATTTATTAAATTATCATTATTAATCTTCATTCTGCTTTCCACTTATCTTTTAATTAGACATAACCACCACAGTAACCCCATCAGGAAAACTTTGTACAAATTCCCCGCTTGCATCGAGTATTGCTATAGTTGCTGATGTAGTTTCTCTAACTGTAAAAAAAGCATGATATACTGGCGGAGGCAATGCGCTACCATTACTACCTAACGTAATAATTACACCATAGTTAATTGAAGACATAGCATTAGTAAAAGTCAGAACATATCTGCCATTGCCCCCTGTAATACTTGCAATATTCTCAGATGCTTGATTTACAATATTATTGCTGCTGCCAGTTACAGTATCTGTAAATACGCACCACGCAGATGGCATTAATGGATTACTGAATTTGCCATTGACAGTTAAATCATTAACATTAGCAATATTGTTATTAATATCTACAGTTACACCATTAAAGTTTAGTTTGCCAGTGCCATTTGTTACCATATCAATATTACCATTTGCAATATTAGAGGTAATAATAGACCCACTCATAGTAACATCACCAACCTCAAGGGAATTAAGTCCTGTTACTGTATTATTTAAGTTTATTACTGGCTCTCCTGATATACCACTTGCATTAGTAATGACAATATTCTCACCTGCAACTAATTCTACAGTACCAAAAGTAAGAGGTGCTGTTGTCTTTATTACTGGGAAAGCTGTGC